GGAAAATGTTATTACATACTCCACATAAAGAAGATTCGATGGAAAAGTACGGATAATTCAGGAGGATATTTAGATGAATAATTACGGAAATAAGATAATGACGACACAGGGAGAAAAGATCAATATCGAAGGGAATGCAGTAAAATCAACATCATATGATAGTGACGGATCTGTAATAACCGGATATGAGTTATCATCGGTGATCACGATCAACATTGATGGCAAAGAGATACAAAGCTGTGGAGATACCTGCATATTTGAGCAAAATGGATTAAATGCCGAGGTGAATTTTACGCAAGAAGACATTCAGAGTCAGTTGAGCGGAGCGATAACAGACAATACAATCATAGCTGGAATCGTTAATAAATATAAAAACTCTTTTGGAAAATCAAGGGTAGTAGTAATCAAGTCGCAATTAGGACAACCGATCACAGCATATTCAGGAGATAAGGTATATTGGAAAATTCCACAAGATCTTCCAAAGATGACCAAATTAATGATAGACGGCAAGGCATTATATATTCACAGAGCCAACTTCCAGATAATAGACAAGGAATTATTGAAGTAAGAAAGAGGCGGGAAATGACAAGAAAAGATATTCTTAAAAAATACGGATTCAGCTGGATGAGCAATGTCAACCTGAAGGAAGAACTTTCAGAACAGGCGGCAGCAGAATTTGAAGATCTGATAAGGACTCTGGCCGAACATAACCGTGGACCGGAACCACCAGAAACAGGCTGGAAGAAACAGATGTACAGCCAATTCATGAAAGGAGCAGGCAGATGACGCGAAACATGATCATCGTGATATGGACAACAGTATTCCTGCATCCTGTGATTTTTCCGTGTGTAAAACACACAGTAAAGGAGACAGAAAAATGGTGGGATAAGAAGAGAAACGCAGAAGAAATTCCTAACAAAGAGAATGAACCTTCCGGCCAGAAGAGAATTTGTAAGAGCCTGTGATGAGCTTAAAACAGAGCTGAAAAAGACGAGGATGTATAAGATGATAACCAGATTGTTGGATTGGTTGGCAAAGAAAATATAAGAATAAATAAGCTTGTACCGCTGGCATTGTATCACAGCAACCAGTCAACATAGAATTCCCTCCGGCATCGGCCGGAGGAGAAAGGAGCATCCGTGACAAAAAAGTTGAGAATCCGGAAAAGCGGACAAATATAGATAGACATCTGTGTAAGAGCTGTATCTACAGAGGGAGTAGAATTGGAGTAGGGAGATGTAATTATATAGCAGTCGAAGGGCATAGCAGAGGTATGCCGGCAGCAGAATGCACAGTTTACGTAAAAGGCAGAAAGAGGAAAGGATTATGGTAGAAAAGATAACCGGTAAAAAAACAAGCTGAAAAGAAACGGATCAGAGCGATAGCTGAGAGGGATGTGTACAAGAGTATGTACATGGATCTGCTTGAAAGGAAAATGAATGGATAAGACAGTAATATTTATTGTTATCGTAATAATTTGTGTGCTGTGTACAGTTTGGAGCGCATGTGTAATGGCAGCACGTGCGGATGAGCAGCTGCGTGAGATTACGGATGACAAGAAAGAGCCGGAAGAAAAAGAGGAAGATATGACGAAACAAAGAACATGCAAACGGTGTGGAATGCCGACGGGAGCAACGTATTACAAGATAAATATAAATGCTGAATGTGACAGAGCAGGAGCGACTACAGAGCAATTCAGCTATAACCTGTCGAAGACTTTAACACAAGCGAATAGTCCGGAGGATGTGTACCGCAGGCGCTGTGTAGATAAAATTGAAAATTATATGAAAATGGATATAGGAAAGATAATGAACGAGAGTGTGATCCGGACAAGACCACCAGTAGAGAAACCACCAAAGAAAGGAAAATGATATGAGGACAAGCAAGATAGAAAGAAGAATAGGCAGAAGCAACTGTGATATGCTGGCAAGCAAGAAACCGGATGCGAAGGCAAATGAGAGATTCCATACACCAGCTTATCAGAGCTATTCGGTGGAGGATTACTTGCGGAAGATGGGAGTAGACATAACGAAGGGAGTAGATGCCGGTGGAGCAGAGACTGGAAGAAAACAATATCAAGAATGAGAATAACCGGAAGAAAGAATATCTGAGAGGATACAGATCCAGTAGAAGACGTATCAACCGTATTGATGATGAAATTATTGAACTGAAAGAATTAGCTGCATCGGTGAAGGCAATTGATTATTCGGGCATGCCGCATGGAAACGGAAACCAGAAGGATCTATCTGATGAGCTGGCAAGGATTGATTCGTTAGTAGAAAAACTTGGGGCAGAAAAGGAAAGTTGCGTTGAATCTTATGTTTCTATCGAAAAGCAGATTAAGGAGATAAAGAACGAGGATGAGAACGACGTGTTGTTTTACCGATATGTGAAAGGCTTAAGATTCTGGGAGATTGCAGAGAAAATGGATTATAGTGAGCAGTGGGTACATAAATTGCATGGAAGAGCGCTGGCACATTTAAAGTTGCCAACATAATTTATCTTTATTTGTGTTAGTTTATTGAAGTTTAGTGTGCAAGTTTGCTATCCTTATACTGAACTTAGTGAAAAGACAGATTTCCACGTTGAGTTCACTTCCTCGAGAAGTACATACAAAACCTAGAAGGGACGGCTTGGCAACAGGTCGTTCTTTTGCTATGTAAGGAGAAGGATATTGAAGAGAAATAGACCAGACAAGGACGGCACCCACCGCGGAGCTTTTGAAAAGAATAAGAAAAAGATTTATGCAACCCAGACTGTGTGTGGAATATGTGGAAAGCCTGTGGACTTCTCACTCAAGTATCCACATCCGCTGTCGCCATGTATAGATCATATTATTCCAATCGCGAAAGGTGGACACCCATCTGATCTGGATAACATGCAGCTTGCACATTGGACCTGTAACAGACAGAAGAGCGACAAGTTGATAGACAGTAGAGGTGGAGGAAAACAAGAAGAATCAATTGGAAACAGGGTACTTCCGCATACATTTGATTGGAGTAATTATAGACCTAAATAATCTTGATGGATAGGGGCATACCTCCCCCACCGTGGGTGCGCGCGGACTTCACACCGTCACTGCGAAAAAAAACACACGCCGGAAAAAAATAGCGTAGAAAGGAGAAATAAATGGCAGAGTACAGAGGCATAGAGTACCTGAGAAAAAAGCTGAATCGAAAGCGAAGCCGAGTCTTAAGGCGGTATAAATTCTATGAGATGAAAAATATAGCACGGGACATGGGGATCGCTACGCCGCCCAGCCTACAATGGTTGCAGGCTGTACTTGGCTGGAATGCAAAAGCTGTAGATTCGATTGCGGATAGACTTGAATTCAGAGGATTCCGTGACGATAATTTTGACATGACTGGGATATTTAGGATGAACAATCCAGATATTCTGTACGATTCTGCGACGTTGTCGGCATTGATTTCTTCCTGCTGTTTCATATATATATCGAAGGGAGAAGATGATTTTCCGAGATTGCAGGTAATTGATGGGGCGAATGCAACTGGCATTATTAATCCAATCACGAATCTTCTTACGGAAGGCTATGCGGTTCTGGAACGTGACGATTACGGAAAAGCGACTGTAGAGGCTTATTTTGTGGAAGGGTGGACGGTAATATACAGAAATGGAATTCCGGATCAACTTTTTGAAGAGAATGTGCCAGCACCATTATTAGTGCCAATTATATTCCGGCCAGATGCCAAGAGAGCATTTGGACATTCTAGAATCAGCCGGGCATGTATGTCAATCACAGAATCGGCCATGAGAACCTTGAAGCGGTCTGAGATTACAGCCGAGTTCTACTCATTTCCGCAAAAATATGTAGTTGGTCTGGATCCAGATACGGAACAGATGGATAAGTGGAAAGCTACCGTATCAAGCCTCTTGCAATTTGATAAAGATGAGGAGGGAGATTCGCCGACTTTAGGACAATTCCAGCAGCAGTCTATGGCACCACATTTAGATCAACTTAAAATGTTTGCCGCGTTGTTTGCCGGAGAGACCGGATTGACCCTTGATGACTTAGGATTTGCAACGGAGAATCCGGCTAGCCAGGAAGCAATCAAGGCATCACACGAGAATCTGAGACTGACAGCAAGAAAAGCACAGCGGGCATTTGGCAGTGGATTTCTGAATGTTGGCTATCTGGCTGCGTGCCTACGTGATGATTATCAATATTACCGGAACCAGGTATATATGACTACACCAATCTGGGAGCCAGTGTTTGAACCAGATGCAGCAATGCTGTCCAATATTGGGGATGGAGCAATTAAGATTAACCAGGCAGTGCCAGGATATTTCAATGCAGATAACTTAAGAGATTTAACTGGAATTAACATGAGCAATCTGCCAGCAACTCCGGAGGGGTAGACTATGGAGGACATCACACCAGGACTTTTGGAGAAGATACAGAAACAATTCTATCATGATGTTGAAAAGAGCAGCATCATTAAAAACTTCAAGAAACAGGCACAGAGAGGTAAGACTTCATACAGCCAAGCGAACGAGGTGGCACAAGAGATTGGGAAAATCTTAGCGCAATCATATTCGGACAATTTATCATCTGATATATTGCCAGATG